GTGTTAGGTAGTGCTTCTCCCTCTTTTTCCCATTGATCTGATGTTTCGTTGTATGTCACATTTTGAGTTGCAAGAAACTGAAGCATTGTTGTTCCAGCAAGTAAATACGGATTCGCCCTGGCTGCTAGTTTCATGAATTTGCCAGCAGTAACAGCCGGAGACATTCTGGCAGTTAATCCTATTGTTCTTCCGCTTGTTGTTATTGTTGCTGGCGCATTAATCTTGTTATTTGTCCAAACTCCGCTTGAGCCTTTAAAATAATTTCCAGTTAAACTATCCAGTGATGGTCTTACTGTAGTAGCAGCAAATGTTATTGATGGAGATGTAAGTAGGAGTAGGATTATTAGAGTTTTCATCTTGTTATTATGAAACCCGCACCGATAATAGCGATAAAGATTGCTACCTGATATAGATCAAGAGAATACATAATCATTACAATGCCCTCTGTAGTATTTTTATTCCCCATGCAGCAACAAGTACAGCAACGACTGACCAACCTATGATTCCAGTATCTATATATTTTTCGTCTGAATCACAAACTGGAAAACCTGTTAGTGTAGATGATGATATTAGTGTTGTTACATTATTTATTGATGAATATGTATCTAATAAATGATTTGTTCCGTTGTGAGAATAGAGCGAATAATAGGTAGTTGTGCCGGACTGTACACCAATAGGCCGCTGACTTGCTAGATGCGTTATCGCGTCTGCGTCTGCGTAGCAGTATCCATTGATGAACAGTCCGGTAGCCATTACAATGCGCGACGCATGTATTTGAAGGCCATCACACCGACGATGACCGCCAGTACAAGACCAGCGACAGTGACACTATCCGTTGCGGCATCAGTGAGTGAAGTTGTAACACCCACTGGAACAGCAGCCATTGCGCCACCCGACAGAGCGATTGAGGATGCTCCAAGACCTTTGATCAGATTTTTCATAATGAAAAAACTCCTGATTGTACGAGAAACCGTCTCGTAGCGGATAACCTCTGATGAGGAAATTCATTTAATAGGTTTAGTTGTTATCGGTTTGAATTCGAGAAATCCAATTTCGAGTGATCCAAATCGATCGGTTCTAAAAGATGTTTCTTTCATGCTGTAATCGCCTGGAGGATAAGGTTGAGGCTGACCAAATGTATCCTTTGGAACCATGAAAGTGATTTTAGAGGGGTAAACGTCTGGTTTACCGTTGCGATCCATCAAGTGAGCGTAGCCAGTTTGTTTATAGTATGGCTTGCCAGCTTTACTTGTGAATTCTTGTATATCTGTAGATTGAATTTCGATTTTTAACATTGAGATGCCCTCTCATAGACAAGGCCAGCTTGTTGCGCCCAGGTTGGGATGCTTACGGCCTGGCCGATGACCGTTCTGAACATAGGAATTACATTATTGAAACCTTCATGAGGAATAGCAATATCGATGCCGTATGCCAAGATTTGTGATCTATGGCTATAAAATGATGCTTTCGACATCATTGATCTAACATCAATTCCTTTTTCCCAAAGAAGATAAGTTGATCGTATAGCGCGCTTCATATATTGCAATTCGTCAGATACGATTTTCGCTTGAGTGTTCATCTCTGTTTTACCTAAGTAATGTTTAAACAGGCTTGCTATGCGATGCCGTATGTGTACGCCTGTGCTAATATTTAGCTTTTTCAATTCGAGTGTTCTTAGTGTTACTTCAACCCTTAATAAGTGTGTAGCATATTCTGTCAATCTTTCACGACATGGTAGATCATCAGGTAGTGAGTGCGATTTTCCAGATTTTAATTCTTCACCTTTGTCATAGAATTTTATAGTGAAACGTCTACTTTTTTGTCCGTGGTAGACAGTTCCTCCTGATGTTTGGGCTCGTCCCATTCTTGTGCGTGACTGTACAGCTAGAGCAGACAAAACAGCTTTGACTTCACTAGGTGAGTCAAAAAAAAATGATTCTGTAATATCTACACGCTTTATTGAGTATTCCCCTTTTTTAACCCTTTGAAGTGCGACATCATCAGAAATTTTAAGTACGTTAAAAACTTTCTCAGTGATTGCCGTTGCCAATAAGTCAATGTCATTGCTCCCAAATACGTTATGACCTTGAAGAAATTTTGATGGATTGCCGGAGATGTAGATTTCTGATGCGAGACCATTACCGGAACTCCCTTGTGATCTAATCATGATCCGTTTGTCGTAGCTACCCCGGAGCGGCATACGTTTGACTACCGACCATTCATGGACGCCATCTTGATCCGTGGAGTCTAAGCGACCAGCAGGGGCTGGAACATGATCGACCTGGACAACAATATCTAGCCAATCAATCATGGCTGAAACTCAGGTATTCTTCTGCTTTTTCTTCTGAAATCATGGTGAGAGCATTACAACCTGAACATTGACTGACATCTTGAAATGATGACTGACGGCAGAGCGGATATTGTGGATAAGCTGTCAGTTTTAAAATCTGATTTTGAATCAAAAAATGATCAAACAGAGTGAGTTTCATTTTTTTTTCCGAATTAATGCCACGGTTTGAGTATAGTCACTCTGAATTAAATGTCACGATATTTTCCAAGTTTCTGGACTAAAGTGCAGTATTACTGATCCCGCACTATAACCCGATAGCGATAAAAATCTGCAAATAGTCGACCACCTGGGGCAGAGTATCCCATGACCTACTCAACTAGGATTCAGTAATTCATTCCATCCCTGATGATTTCGTGGTTCACGAAGTATTTGCAGAAGATTGTCTACAGGCGCGAGGGGGGGGGAGGGGTTCGCATAGTGTTGGCTGACGCGAGGGGGGCTTGGTGGATCGCAGAGCGTTGGTCATTGCGTGGATCATATGACGGAAGTTTATTAGTGTCTTGTCGTGATGATCTGACCACCTCATGAAATGGGTCGTAGTGCTGTCCAGCTACACGAGAAAGACAGAGAGGCTGAGGAACAAATATCTGTGTTAATTGTTGGTTATAACAGATACATCTTTCACCCTGGGCGATGCAGCCAAGGATTACTGGCGCAAAAACAGGCTTTGGTAATGATGCGTATATAGGCGCAGATAAATAATCGTAAGGATCAGTAAGAATCAGAGACTCTTTGAAGTTTGCAATTTTATGTTGATTCGACACCACTACAGCAGGGTTCTCCGAACCCTGCTGTAGTGCTATCGACTCGCCTTCAGATTTTGTTTTATCCTGAAAACGGTTATATAGATGGTAGCCACCAAGAGGTAATAGGAATAATAATGCAATAATAATATATGCTTGAATAGGCAGCTTTGGTCTTGCTGGCTTTGTATGTAATTCGCTAGATTTGTAGAGATCGAATACTTCTGATGGTAGCTTATATTTGCGTCTTGCTGCTAGGTTGACACTTGCCTTATCATCTTCATTGATTACTTCTCTTTTCTCATAGCGATAACGAGATAAGAATGATCCTTTCAGATATATATGTAATCCACCTTTAACCAATGATCGAAGATTAATATCTATTAATCTTGATCCTTGAGTTATCAAAATGAAATCAATTCCCGTATGCCGATGAGTTTCAAAAGCTTGTATAGCGAGAGGAACTTTTGATTGTGCATGGCGTGGTCTGAAAAATTGCTGACATTCATCAATAACGACTATTGCTGATGGTGGAAACGTATAATATTCTGATGAAGTTCCCTGTTCATTTTCTCTTGTTTCTGTCCATTCTGTAAATTTTGGTAATGGTGAATGGTCAAGTGTTAAACCATTAATATTAGAGAAAATTGGCCGATCTGCGTATTGTTCGATGAGTAGCTGTACAGCAAGCGCAGTTTTACCCATACCTGGACCACCTGTAATGAGGGTAATCATGAAGTGAAACCGATTCTTTTCAACTGGACGTATGAAAGTCGTGCAATAAATGCGCCAAAGATTATTCCAAATGCAGTTCCAGCTCCCGCTAAATTGAGAAAGTTCAAGAGATCGGGTGCCATGCCTTCATAGTTGGATTGAGCAATACTAATTACCTGATTCATGACAGTAACAAGGCCAGCAAATGAAATTATCCCTACACCGATTGAGAGCAGGAATTTAACTACAGCTATCTGTAGTAGTGCAGGAATGAGTAGAGCGAAAGGCATTTTTTATGTCCGTGTTCCACTGATGAATATATATGCTCCAGCTAACCATGCAAGAGCAATTAAAAATGGTCTGAAGAGGATTGCCATTTGACAAGGCCAGTACCATGAGATAACGACATTTTGACCTAAGAATGATGTAGTTTGATCCGGTGGACATGATCCAGTTCCAGAAAATGCAATCGGATTATATGAGATCTGCAATTCTTCAACTGGTAATACTGGAAGATCCTCTGGCTCGCCAACGTCTAAACATGCTAAAACGTCTGGGTTTTTTATACAGAAATCTACATCTTCTGTAGTGTCTTCATTAGGTGTTGTTGGGTCGACAGGGTCGCCAGTAGGTGTTGTTATTGGCTTGTCATATTCGTCTATTGTTACAGTCCCGGGCATTGTAGGGTTCGGGCTGATTGTAGCGTATGGTTGCCATGTTGAACCGTCTGGACGTGTATACGGGTCGCCTGTAGGAACATCTTGAGGGTCATATTCTGGAGGTTCAACTGGTAAACCTTCAGGTAGATATGGAGCTGTTGGGACAGTATCGTCACCAACGTCTGTCATTGTTGGGTCAGGAATTACTGTTATATCATCCCAATCTTCTTCATCTAATATTATTGGTTCGCTAGATGCGGGGCCGATACAGTCTACATAATTCCATATTCCATCAACTCGACATAGGAAATGACATGGGGCGGACATATAAGCACAAGATCCCCAGTCAACACCATCGGTATAGCCATTCTCTGGAAATTCCCAAGCATTAACATCAGTGTTAGGTAGTGCTTCTCCCTCTTTTTCCCATTGATCTGATGTTTCGTTGTATGTCACATTTTGAGTTGCAAGAAACTGAAGCATTGTTGTTCCAGCA